GATCGGCCATGCGGAAAGCGCGCAACTGTTCGCGCCGAAGGTGAAGAAGCACCTCGCCCGCTGGTATCCCGGTTTCCGGGTGGAATTCTGGGGCGACCCGCGCGGCGGCGACGGGACGCAGGCGACCGAGGACACCGCCTTCGACGTCTACATGGCCCACGGGATGAAAGTGATCCCGGCCACATCGGACAACGACGTGGAGCTGCGCCGGTCGACGGTGGAAATGGTGCTCGAAAAGCGCGGCGGCCTGCGCGTGAACCCGCGCTGCACGGTGCTGAAACGCGGTCTGGCGGGCGGTTACCACTTCCCGAAGATCAAGGGCCGGCCGGGGCTCTACGCCCCCAAGCCTCTGAAAAATCTCTATTCCCACGCGGTCGAAGCGTTCGAGAACGGCCTTCTCGGCGGCGGCGAGGGGTATCAGCTCGTCGCGAACAAGAGCGTCGAGCGCGCGCGTCCCATCCGCAACAAGCGCCAGCGGATCAAACTCAGGAGGTCCGCGTGATGGAGGATGATCGCGCATTCCTGTGCCGAGACTGCGGCGTTAACACGTTGGAGATCGGGGAATATTACTCAGTCACTGACGCTCTTTGGCGGCGATCCGGGCTCCGTTCTGACGGAGGAATGCTCTGCATTGGGTGTCTGGAGCGGCGGATCGGTCGCAGGTTGGACGGGAACGACTTCGTTCGACCACCGCTCAGTCACCATCCATCAGAACGGATCATGACGCGCATCATGAGCGCGCCACAGGAACCCGGCTCTCAGGTCGGTCGCCGCGCGGAGCGTCAACCGCGAAATCGGAAAAAGGACACCGATATGCACGTGAAACTGCACATGGGCGATGAAAATCCGCCCGAAACCCACGTCAGCGATTCTGCCGCTGGACTGGTGCGCTACAAGTTCAATCCTTCGGGGCTTGAGGATGTGCAGCGCATCAAGTTTCTCGCCGCCGCCTTGATCTCGGAGTGCGAAGCAATCCGTGGTGAGAACGGTCCGGGCGCCAGAGAAGCGGCTATCGCGATCACGGACATCCAGAAGGCCTCGATGATGGCCGTCGCAGCCGCGACCGCGCATCTGTGATTGGGAGGAAGCCGGATGATCCTTGAGTGGTATTTCGGCTTCCACCCCCCGGCCGGGTTGACCGAACTCCGGGCCGGGGCGTCCTTCCGCGCGATCTTCGGCCACGTGGAGGCCTGGGGCTACACCGCCGACCGGACGTGGATGTTCTTCGATCCCCGCGGCGCCGGGACGCGGATCCGGATCACGCACCACATGGAGGAGGTGGAGGAGACGATGGCGCGGCGGTTCGCCACCTGCCAGACCATCCTCAAGATCGCGCCGACCGGCCGCGAATACCGCCTGCCCCTCTTTCCCCCGATGAACTGCGCCACTCAATGCGCCCACCTCGTCGGCCTCCGTGCATTCACGCCCGCCGGGCTTCGCCGCACATTGCTCGCGAACGGAGCGGAGTTGATCTATGGGACCGAAGGAAGACCCCGAAGCGAAGAAGGCACGCGAGAGGGAGCGGCGGATGGCGCGCTACGAGAGCCGCCGGGCCGCCCAGCAGACGGCATCTGACCTGCGCACCGACATCGGCTCGGTCTACGGCCTGCCGTCCATCTTCTCTATGCGGAAGTCCTGATGAAGCCTTCCGAGGATTTCAGCACGCGCCTAAAGACGGCGCGGCTCTGGCGTGACGCGGCGAAGCCCTACATCCAGGAGATCTTCCGCTTCTGCGCGCCGGGCCGCTCCAACGACTTCGACCGCAAGCCGGGCGACGACAAGTCGATCAGCGAAGCCGAAACCTTCCACTCCCTGCCGGAAGAACTAGCCACCGACCTCGCCGGCGATCTGGTGAACTACTACACCCCGGCCGAGTCCCGCTGGTCCGAATTCTCCGTCACCGCGCCGATCCCGGAGGACATGGCGGACGAGGTGAAGGATCTCGTGGAAAACCGCGAGGAGGAGCTGTTCGACCTCATCACCGCGTCGAACTACAACGACATCGCCCCGCAATGGGGCTTCGAGGCGGCCACGCACGGCACGCCCGCGGTCTGGGTTCAGCAGGCGCACATCGCCCAGGCGATCTACATGGAGGTCGTCCCGCCCCACGAACTGCTCATCACCCCCGGCCACATGGGGATCCTCGACCGGTTCCGCGAGCACTACGTCGCCTACACCAGCCTCAAGGCCACGCTGGCGGGCTGGAACGCCGACCTGTCGCACCCCTCGATCGCGACGAAACTCACCAAGCCCGGACTGAACGCCAAACTGTGCTGGGGCTTCTGGGTCGATTGGGAAGACCCGGGCCGCCCGCTGTGGAAGATGGAAGTCACCGTCGACGACAAGCAGGTCGTCAAGCCGGTGGTCATCGGCGATCTTGCCGGCGCCTGCCCGCTCCTGATCGGCCGCTTCAACCCGCAGCCCATGCGCCCGTGGGGCCGCGGGGCCGGGTGGAAGGCCCTGCCCGACATGCGCACACTGGACAAGGTGGACGAGGTGGTCATCACCAACCTCGACGACGCGCTCCAGAACACCCTCATCTACCCGGATGACGGCTTCATCGACATGTCCGAGGGGATCATCGCCGGGACCGCCTACCCCGCGCACCGGGGGTTCACCCGCGACCAGATCTACGAATTCCCCAAGGGCGGCGAGCTCGATTACGGGTTCTATTCGGAGGAGCGGTTCGAGGCCCGCCTGCGCACCGCCTTCTACCAGGACGGGCCGCGGCAGAGCGGCGACACGCCCCCGACCGCAACGCAGTGGGTGGACGAGCGCCGCCGCATCCAGCAGCGCCTCGGCAAGCCGTCCGCGCCGCTGTGGACCGAGATGCTGGCGCCGCTGATCCAGCGCGTCGAATACCTCGGTGTCCGGTCGGGGCGGCTGGAGCAGGCCATCACGCTCAACGGCAACCAGCTCACCCTCCTGCCAATCTCGCCGCAGCAGAAGGCCCACAACCAGGATCAGGTGCTTGTCGCCCGGTCGAACCTCGACCTCGCAGTGGCGACCTTCGCCGAGAACACCGGCAACATCGTCGACGGCGTGGGCACGTTCCAGAACATCGTCCGGGCGTCGGGCGACAAGCTCACCGTCATCCGACCCCAGGAGATCGTTCCCGATGAAACCACTCCCCCTTCGGGTGGCTAAGCCCGGCCCGCTGATCGAATACCTCGAGAATCTGCGCGAGCAGGCGCGGCGCGCGAAGGAAGCCAGGAAGGACGGCGCGGCGGCCGAACTGTTCGATGCGGCGGCCCGAACGGAGGCCGCGGTGCGCCGGGTCTTCGCGAGCGAGGATGGCCAGATAGTCATGGAACTCCTCGAAAAATCAACGACTTGGGCCATCCTCGATCCGCTTGACGATGTTCGTGCATTGGGCGCGCGCAACGCTCAGAGATTTATTGCTCTCGATCTCAGGAGGATTGCGAGCGATGAACGTAGCGAACTGGAAAAGCAGATTTCTGTGGGCGCCCGAGGACGAGACGGGCGGCGGAACCGGGACGACGACCGGGGCTGACACCGTAGCCGCGGGCGGCGAGGATACCGTCTCGCCCGGTGCCGACACGGTTGCGGGCGGCGGTGACGACACCGTAGCCGGACCGGATTTCTCCTTCATCGGCGAGGACTTCCACAAGGACGGCCAGCCCGACTTCACCGCGTTCGGCACCCACTACCAGGATCTGCTCGCCGAGAAGGCGCAGCGCGACGAAGTGCTCGCGAAGGTGCCGGAGAACGGCGAATACGACTTCGCGATCCCGGACGATTTTGACCTCGGCGTTGAACTACCCGAAGGCGTCCGACCCGAGATTTCCACCGACGACGAGACCTTCAAGCCGCTGTTCGGCGAACTCGGCGCGTGGATGAAAGAGAACAACCTGCCCTCCGAAGCCGGGCAGCAGGTCATGGGGATGCTGGCGAAATACGAGGCCGCCCGGATGGGCAAGAACTTCGCCGCCGCGAACGAGCAATACGAAAAGCTCGGCCCCAACGACGCCACGCGCGATGCCCGTATCGGCAAGGTGGAACGCGCGCTGGAAACCGCTCTCCCGAAGGAACTGGTGGACGGGCTCAAGCCCGCTATCCGGTCCTACGCGGGCATCCGGGCTCTCGAGGCGCTGATCGGGCGCGGCGGGATCTCGACCTCCACCACCACCCCGAAGCCCCGTTCGGTCCAGGAGGACATGGACGCCTACTACAACAACCCCGCGCAGTAAGGAGACGACCTGAATGGCGACCCTGACGCAATCGACCCAAAGCATGATCGACCACTACAAGTCGCTCGACGGGATGGGTCGCTACATCAACACGATCGAGGTGCTGAACGACACCTCGCAAGGCATTCTGGACGATTGGGTCTGGATGGAATGCAACAGCGGCACGAAGCACATCCGCTCGATCCGCACCGGCCTGCCCTCGCTCGCGTGGGGCATGCTTTACCAGGGCATCCCGCAGTCGAAGTCGGCGAAGCAACAGGTGACCGACACGACCGGGTTCGTCGAAGGTCTATCGCCCGTCGACGAGCGGCAGCTCGACCTCTACGCCGACAACAAGAACGCCCTGCGTCAGGAGGAGGGGAACACCTTCCTCGAAGCGATGGCGCAGGAACTTATGACGGCCATGTTCTACCACGACCCGGACAGCAACCCGAAATACCCGATGGGCCTCGGCGCGCGCTTCGGGCAACTCGGCACCTCGGGTGCGGCGAACCAGGTGATCGACGCCGGCGGCTCCGGCTCCGACAACACCTCGATCTGGTTCGTCGAGCACGGCTATTCCGGCCTGTCGGTGATCTACCCGAAGGGAACTCCGGCCGGGATGCAGCGCAAGAACCGCGGATCGCAGATGGTCACGGATGCGAACGGCGATCCCTACTTCGTCGAAATGGAGGAATTCCGCACCCACGTGGGCTTCTCGATCGGCGACTGGCAGCGTGTCGTGCGGATCGCGAACATCGACGTGTCCGACATGCAGGCCGGCTCCGTCGACCTCTACAAGTGGATGCGCAAGGGCTACTACAAGCTCAAGAACCGCCGCGTCTCCAAGGTGATGAACCAGGAGAGCCCGGGTCGCGTGTCCATCTACTGCAACCGCGACGTGCTGGAAGCGCTCGATGCCCTCGGGACCAACGACGGCGCCTCGGACAGCTTCATCCGTCTGCGGCCGCAGGAAATTCAGGGGCGCGAGGTGATGACCTACCGGGGCATGCCGATCCGCGAGACGGACGCGATCCTGAACACCGAAGCCGAAGTGACCACGTAAGGAGACGGCCATGATCTTCAACAAGAACCTCCTCCTCTCGGAAGGTCAGGCGATCACCGCCACGGCCGTCTCCGAGAACGTGATCGCGTGGGAGACCATGGGGACCGTTCCCTATGACGCCGCCGCGATCACGCGCAACCTCGGGCGTGGCGTCCCGATCCCGATGATGATGCTGGTCACGGAGGACTTCGCCACCCTCACGTCGCTGACCATCACGCTCGAGACCGCGACGAACGCCGCGCTCTCGTCCGGCGCTGTCGTGCTGGCCTCGTCCGGGGCGATCGCGGCGGCCTCGCTGGTGCAGGGCTACCGTCCGACCTTCTCCGACTGGCTCCCCTCGGCCACGATGAAGGACTACTTCGGCCTGCGCTACACCGTGGGCGGATCGAACGCGACTGCCGGCAAGATCTGGGCGGCGCTGGCGACCGAGAACCAGGATTGGGCAGCATGACGAGGTTCAACGAGACGATCACGGTCATCGCGACCGACAAGGGTGTCCGGCGCAAGGGCGTCGTGCATCCGGGCGAGAAGTTCGAGGTCGCCATCCGGGCCTATTCGCAGTCGTGGATGAAGCCCGCGACCAAGGCCGACGCCGAAAAGCTCGACGAGATCCTGCCGGAATGGCTGGACTTCAAGGCGAAGAAGGCGGTGCAACTGGCCCAGATGGAAGCGGCCCGGAAACAGGGCAAGCCCGAACTGGCCGAAGCGATCGCACTGGCCGAGGAGCGACTGGAGGTCGTGCAGCGCGAGGTGAAGGATCTGGAGGCGCTGCTTGCCAGCGCGGAACAGACCGCCGCTCAGGAGAAGAAGCGGGCCGACAAGGCCGAAGCGGATCTCGCTGCGCTGAACGACAAGATCGACGCGGCGCAGAAGAAGTCGGCCGCCACCAAGACGACCTGACCGCCTCTGCCTGGGATCGCGGTTGTGTCCAAGGGGCCCCTCCCTCGGGGGCCCCTTTCTCGTTGGTGCATATGAGAACGCCGGGCCGCCGCTCATCTTCGCGGCATGGCTACCGAATTTTCCAGACTTGGGATCATGAACGCCGCCCTGCTCGCGCAAGGGTATCAGGAGGTCGCGTCCGAGAACGACGGGACCGAGGAATTCCTTGCCCTGTCGCGCAACTGGTCCGGCATCGTCGAATCCGAACTGGAGGAGGGCCGCTACAACTTCACGAAGCAGGAGGAGGTGCTGTCCACCCGGATCGACGGTAAATTCGGGTTCGACGACGGCTACCTTCTACCCTCGGAAACCCTTCACGTGCGCCACCTCTGGGTGCTGGATGCCACGGGCGAGCGGTGCGCGGTGCCGTGGGTGCAGGATGACCGCTACGTCTACGTGGACAGCGAGGACGGCTGCACGGTGGAGACGGTCATCGTGAAGACGACCAACCTCTGGAGCGCGAACTTCTGCACCGGGGTCCAGCGCAAGCTCGAAGCGATCCTCCTGCGCCTCGGTGGTGAACCGTCCGCCGCGCAGAGCATGGAACAGCAGGCGGAGGTCTATTTCCAGCGCGCCCGCACGAACTCGTCGAAATCGCGCAGCGCGGCGCCGGTGGTGAAGTCGAGCCGCATCGCGCGCGCGAGGTTCGGGCGTGGCTAGGGTCAAGGACACGATCTGGCAGCGGGATTTTTCGCTCCTCGAGGTGCGGGAAGACCTGCTTGAAGCCGACGACACCGATCTTCGGAAGCGGTCACTTCGGGAGGCCACGAATTGCCGGGCCCTCGCCACTCGGATCCTGACGCAGCGCCCGGGCACCTTCTATCTGTCCGATCTGGACTTTTCCCGCGCGGTGGAGGTCGAGCCGCAGGATGGCGTGAAATTCGGGATGATCCCGCGCGATGCCGATGTCCTGATGCTGAACGAGACCGGCGGCGTGGTGGAAACCATCTCCCCGGTGCCGTGGTCCTCCGCTGACGATCTGTGGATCCTCCCGCTTCGGGACGAGGTGCTGATCGGAGATCCGGCGACGGGGATCTACTCGCTCACCTACAACGGCACATGGACCCTGGGCGACTTCACGTTCTCCACGGCGCCGGGCGGCCAGCGGGCACAGCCGTATTGGGTGTTCCACCAGAACACGACGATCCGGCCATCCGCCCGCGCGGGGAACATCTCGATCACGGCGAGCGCGGACGTGTTCCAGCAGGGCCACGTCGGCACGCGCATCCGCTACGGCCAGCGCGAAATCCTCATCACCGGCGTGATGACCTCGAAGCTGGCCCTCGGCGCGGTGGTGTCGAAGCTGCCGCCGTCCTTCCGGCTGACCTTCAACACCGCGATCCAGTATCGGGTGGGCGAGACTGTCGTCGGGTCCGACACGAACTACCAGGGCATCATCGTCGCCACGAACGAAAGCGCGAAGACGGTCGACGTGGTAACCACGAACTTCTTCGATGGCCCCGACGTGGGCGAGGACATGTCGAGCGAGAGCTTCACCGCCATGCTCACCGCCCGGTCGGAGATCTCGCCGCTGGCATCGACGATCTGGGACGAGCAGATGATGTCGCCCGTGCATGGCTGGCCCCGGTCGGCCACGGCCCGCGGCGGTCGACTGTTCCTGGCCGACTTCCCCGCAATTCCCTCCATGGTGGCCGTGTCCTCCGCCCGCGACATTCGGGACTGGAAGACTGGCGCGGCCGATGACGACGCGATTACGAGGGAGGTCGGCGACAACAAGCCGCGGTTCCGCCATGTGATCGACGCGGGCGACGTGATCCTGCTGGCCGACAGGGGCTGCTACCACATCAACACGCGGGACGGTTCGACGTTGACGCCATCGAACTTCAACCCGGTGCGGTTCGACCAGCGCGGGTGTAGCGCCATTCCCCCGGTGCTGGTGGACGATGCCGTGGTCTTCATCGAGACGAACATGAAGACGGTCTCAGCCGCGCTGCTGTCGGGGAACGTCTACCTCAAGTGGACCGTCCGCAACCTGACACTGATGCACAACCACCTGATCTCCGGGCCGGTGGCGCTCTGTGGTCCGAACGCGGAGGCGGCGGAGACGGAGAAATACCTGTTCGTCGTGAACAGCGATGGCTCTCTGGCCGCAGCCTCGTGGAATGACAGCTTCGGGGAGCGCGAGGTCGGTCTGTCACCGTGGCGGACGGAGGGGGCATTCAAGGCGGTGTTCCCGATCTTCGGGACGTATTGGGCCGCGGTCGACCGGGATCTGTCCGGGGGCACGACGCGGATGCTGGAGCGGTTCAGCGTCGATGCGTGGATGGACAGCACGATCTCGACGGCCGAACCGGCGGCGGACACCATCCTGACGATGGACGGCGACCCGGTGCTCATGCAGGGCGAGGAAATCGTCATGGCGCGCCAGGGGGCGACACACCTCCCGGGGATGACCGTGGCCTACATGTTTGGCGACACCTACGCGGGCGAGTGGCCTGTCAGCGCGGACGGGACGATGGCGGCAGAGCCGGGCCTGACGGGGGATCGGCAGATCGGCCTCCACTTCGAGTGCCGGGCGAAACTGTGGCCGGTCGAGGTGCTGGAAAGCCCCCGGGTCGGGCTGCTCAAGGCACGCGTCTACAAGCTGGTGGTCTCGGTCCAGAACACCTGCGTCTGGCAGGCGGTGGTCAACGGCAAGGCGCGGGTGCTCGGCGGCTACAGCGTGGGCGATGACCTGTCGGCCGCCCCGCCGCGGCGCACGAAGGTCTACAAGGTGCCGGTCTTCGGCCCCCGCGATCACCCGGATCTCGACATCGTGAAACACCAGCCGGGCCCGTGGTGGGTGCTGGCCGCAGGACAGGAGGTTCAAGGCTGATGGACCCGGTATCCCTCTCTCTCGTGGCGAAGGCTGGCTCCGCGGCGTTCAGCGGTATCTCGGCCCTTTCCCGCGCCAAGGCGGAGCGCGAGCAGGCGGAGCGCAACGCCTTCATCGGGCGAACCCGTGCCATGCAGACGGACACGACCGCCCGGCAAGGCCTGTCGTCAGAACTGGCGAACGTCCGGGCGGTGCTCTCCGCCAACGGCCAGCGGCCCGGCGTGTCCACGTTCGAGATCACGAAGGATCTGCGCCAGACCCGGAACCGGGAGCGCCGCATCTCCTTCGGCAACGAGATGAACCGCGTCTACGACTTCGAGCAGTCGGGGCGGAACGCCATGTCGCGCGGCCGGGCCGGGTTCGCGCTCGGGATGCTCGAGGCAGGGCCGTCCCTGTTCGACCTCTACCAGTATCGGAGCACCTGATGGCCGAGATCCGCCGCATCGTTCGCTCGAACCCGTTGTCGACCTTCCGTCAGGTGGGGCCGGAAGGCGGGACCGCGTTCGCCGCGCTGGCCGACGCCGCGAACAAGGCCTACGACTTCATGAAGCCCGCCGCGGTGGATCAGATGACGCGCGAGGGGGCAGAGGCCGGCCGCCAGATGGCGCGGCGCCAGATCGGCGACAACCGCGTGCCGTTCGCCTATCCCACGGGTGGGGAGATCGGCGGCGGCGACCTGAGCGCGATCGGCGCGGCGAAGGATGACGTGGAAGCGGCCGGCCTCCTCCTGAAAGGCTTCGAGGGGTTCCGCGGCTCGCCCTATTGGGACGTGAACGCGCACCGGCTCGGCTACGGGTCGGACACGATCACCAACCCGGACGGGACGGTGCGCCGGGTGCAGAAAGGCGACCGCGTGACGCGCGAGGACGCTGACCGCGACCTGTTCCGCCGGATCAGCACTGAATTCATGCCGATCGCAGCGCGCGCGGCAGGTGAGGCGTGGAGCCTGTTCGCGCCGCACCAGCGGGCGGCCCTGACCTCGATCGCCTACAACTACGGCAAGATCCCCGGGCGGATCCTCGATGCCGTGCGGTCGGCGGACACCCGGGCGATCGCAGCCGCGATCCGCGGCCTGGGCGGCGACAACGACGGCATCAACCAGCGCCGCCGGAACGAGGAGGCCCGCCTGTTCGAGATGACGGGCGGCCAAGGGCTCGACATGGGTGAGGCGGAAGCACCTGTGGTCGGTAGCGCCGAAAACCCGGTGGCGCTGGAGCCGATCACCGTGGAACCGGTCATGGTGACCACTTCGACCGGGGGGCAGGAACCGCGGCTCTACTCGCCGCTGTCCGGGGAGATCCTGCAGGCGCACAACGCCGCCGCCAGCACCGCCTATCTCGCCGACATGAACCTCGCCGGGCGCCGCGACCTTCTGGCCCTCGGCACGCAATTCCCGCTCGATCCGGAGGGCTTCCTGTCGGCCGCGCAGGGCTACGTGGATCAGCAGGTCAAGTCGGCGCCGGAGATGTTCCGGCCCGACCTCCGCGCGAACCTCGAGCGCGACCTGCAGAGCAGGTATCTCGGCATCGTGGAGGAGAAGCACGCCGACATCCGGCGCCGGGCCGACAACTCCAGCTCGGCGCTGGTGGACCGCTGGTCGGACGACTATGCGAACGCGCTGGCCGCCGGTGACGAGGAAGGGGCCGCCGCCGCCCGGACGCGCCTCGAGGACGCCCTTTACAACCGGGAAAGCCTGCCCGGCATCGCGTGGACGCGCGCGCAGAGCGAGAACGTGATCCTCGGCGCGATGGACAGCGCGGAGAAACTCAAGGCGAAGCGGCGCAAGGAATGGTCGGACGACACGAAGGCCCGGCTAAACACCATCGTCGGGGCCGCGGAGGAGAATCGTCACGCCGCGGACGAAGCCATGCTCGACGATCCTGCGGTATGGGCGGAACACCCTGATCTCGCCCGGGAGGCGGCGGCCAAGGTCGCCCTGCGCGACACCATCCCCGGCTTCATGGGCATGACGGCGGCCGAGCGCGAGGCGATCATCGGGAACGAGCGCGACCGCGCCGTGGGCGACGAGTGGGAATTGGACATCCTCGACGCCATGGAGAGCTCGCACGAGACCGCGACCGATATGGCGAACGACGATTTCGTGGCCTACGCCGAGAAATACATGGCGGACAAGCCGCCGGAACTTCCGGCCGACATGAGCAATCCGGACACGGCAGAGCAGACCGTGGCGGCGATGGAAGCGCGGCGCCAGTGGGCGGCGGGCGCCGTCCGTCAGGGGTATACGAAGGCGCCGGTCTTTTTCTCCAAGGCGGAACGCGAGGCCATGGCCCCGGTCTTCGCAAAGGGCGCTGACCCGGCGGTGAAGGCGGCGGCCGTGGCGGCGGTCACCATGGCATTCGGCGCATCCAGCGGCGCGGCGCTGACGGAGTTGAAGGCGGATGACGTGAGCCGGCACGTCGGCGGCCTGATCGGCGCCGGGGCAAGCGCGTCCATCGGGCAGCGGGCGATCTACGGCCAGCAGTTGATCGACGAGGGCGTGGTGATGATCCCGACGCAGGCGACCAACGTCGCTGCGATCACGCCGGAGGTAGCCGCCGCCCTTCCGCCGGGGGCCGCACTCCAGGGCCGGGTGCTCAAGACGGCGCAGGCGCTCTATGCGTCCACGGCGCGCGGCGTGGATCACACCTCGGACGAGGCGGCGGAACTCATGGGCGCAGCGGTGCAGGAAGCCCTCGGGCTCGAACAGCAGAGCGGCCAGCGTGTCACCGGCGGCGTGCAGGAGGTGAACGGGATGATGACCCTCCTGCCCCCCGGTCTGACGCCGGATGCCGTGGAGGGTGGCGTGCAGGCGGCGCTCGGGCAGGCCAACCGTGGCAGAGGGCGCGATCCGATCCCGGCGGACCCGACGCGCTGGGGCGGGAACGGTGTGCCTTCCTGGGCGGGCCGGCCGCTGTCGAAGTCCGATCTCGACAACGCGCGGTTCGTGCCGATCACCACGGCAACGGGCGACATCGTGGACGGCTTCTACCGGATGGAGATCATCACGCCCGGCGGCGCGATCACCGATGTCGAGAACGAGGCCGGCAACGCATTCATCTTCAACATGAGGACGCTGGCGAAAGGGAAAGGCTGATGTTCGTCTCCGGAAATGACCTGAACCTGCCAGAGATCCCGGCGCGTAAAGCAGCCCGGGATTTTTCCGGTTTTCGGGAGGGGCTGTCCGCCGCCTTCACCGCTGAGCAGATGGAAACCGATGCGTGGAACCGCCGCGCATCCACGGCAGAGGGTGTCTACAGTGACCTCGAGAAGAACCTGCGCGAAATCATGGGTGACGAGGCGGTCGACGAAGCCCTGCGCGGGCCCGGCCGGCGGGAACAGCTCAGTGCCCGCAAGCGCAGGGAGCAGGAAGCCCTTCTGGGTCTGGCTCAGCAGTCGGGCGACACTTCGCTGCCGTGGACGCAGGACGCGGTAGAGGAGCGCACTCGCGCGCAGTATCGGGCGGAGTATGACGATGCCGTCGAGACGCTGGACTACATGCGCGGCTGGAGCGGCATCGCGGAATTCTTCGGGCGCGGCGGCGCGGCGATCACCGACCCGCTTTCCATCGCCCTGATCCCCCTTGGTGGCGGCTCCGGTTCGCTCGCGAGGATCGTGGCGCGTGAAGCGCTTCTGGGCGCGGCCGGCGAGGCTGGCATCCTCCCGCGGCAATACGAGATGTCCGAATACCTCGACATCGAGGATCCGAACGCGGCGGCGCAGATCGGCCTTGGCGCGCTGTTCGGCGGCGCGCTCGGCGGCGCGAGCGTGGCGCTCACCCGGGCCGGGCGGCGGCAGATCAGCACCGAACTTGCCCGCGCGCTGGAGTATGCCCGTGGTCGGCACGCAACCCCGGCGGCGGCCTCCAGCCCCATCGACGTGAAGACGACGATCGACGACGCGGAAGACGCCATGGCCGCGGAGACCGAAGTTACGGTGTTCGAGGAGGGCCCGCGCCCCTGGGAGCAACCCGGGGATCCCGGACCCTCCGAGCCGCCGGCAGAGGTGGACCCGGTGGAAACCGAGCTGATGGCGGAGATCCAGCGACTTCGGGGCGAGACGGGCGGCCGGACCCGACCGGTGGCGTCGTGGATGCGCGGCGCGCGGGACGCGGACGGGGTGACGTTCCAGATCCACCCAGAGGGCCCGGCGGCGGCGGAACTTCGCGCGCGGGGTATCACGGCCCGGACGATGCCGGGGCTGTTCTCGCGCGCCGGGCGGAAATCGTTCGATAACCTCGTCCCGTCCGAGATGGAGGAGATGTTCCCCGGAATCACGGATGAGGCGGGGGTATCCGGCGACTATCTCGACGAGATGGGCTTCATCGGTGTGCTGGTCGACGAGATCAACGGCGTGAACCGGCTGCGGAACAACGTCGACCTCGCCGGGGCGGAAAACGACCTGGATCAATACCTTCGGCGCCGGGATGCGCTCCGTGAGGCGGTCGACCCCTTACCTGAAACCGACGACATCACCGAACTGCAGGCGGGTATGCGCCGGATCGGCGATGCGGTGGATAGCTTCGCCCGGCAGGAAGGGCTCGAACTGTCCGAGGCGGAGCGCGGCGACGTGGTGCAGGCGCTCGCCGAACGTGGCGGTAGCGTGTCGGACGCCTTCGATGCTATGGAGATGGCGGAACTGCGCGCGACCGCAGAGGAGATCGACGATGGCGCATCGACTGGCAGAGGATCTTCGCCTCGGGATGTCACCCCAGATGCGGGCGAACCACGAGGAGGCGACACGGCAACTGGCGTCAGGCAAGTTGACGCCGGCCTCCCAAGAGCGGGTGAAGCAGATCAAGGACCGGATCGAGCGGCGCGCTCGGAACGCACTGACGCAGGCGACCAGCTCCTCGTCGACGGAATAGACCCGATCTCCGACCGGAACCGGCTGGAAAGCCAGATGCAGGCCGCCATGCGCGGCGGCGATCAGGCGGCGGACTTCGGGCTGTTCGACCTCACCGCACGCGACCAGATGGACATGTTCTCCGAGGGCGGGGCCACGAAGGACGTGGACGCCATGAACACTGCGGCAGCGCGCGATCTGCGCGAGGCGATCGAGGAGAGCGGCGATTTCGACGCGGTGATCCAGATGGAAGATGGATCCACGAGGAAAATGTCGGCCAGCCAGTGGCTTGACGAACTCGACGCTGAGGAGGATTTCGCCCAGATCGCGGAGATCTGCGCACCGAACAGGGGAGCGACCACATGACCTTCGCCGACTGCATGGGCCGGGCCGCCGGTGAGCACCCGGAGCACAAGGGCCGGGCAAAAGACTGGACCGACGAGTGGAAGACCATGGCCGATGCCTACGAGCGGCAGGGCTGGTCTCGTCATCAGGCGGAACAGATGGCGGCCGACGACGTGAAGGCCCGCCTCCGGAAGAAGACGCAGCGCAGCCGGCACACGATCATGGCTCAACTCGCCGTGGAGCGCCGCAACGCCCTCATGGCGAACCGGTCGCAGAAGCCGGAGGAATTGCCGCTTCGGATCCTCGAGGCATCCACCGCCTCCTCGAACCAGATGGATACGGTGGTCGGGACGATGAACGCGCTCCGCAACCAGTTCGACGGCATGATGTCCACGCTCCTGCGTCAACACGGTCGCGACCTTCTCGGGCGGGTGCGGAACAAGGCGAAGCTGAAAGACATCATCCGCGAGGCGCATGGGGAGGCCACCGGAAACCCGGAAGCCGCGGCCATGGCGAGGGCCTGGACCGACGCGAAGGAGCGCGCCCGGCAACTGTTCAACGCAGCCGGTGGCGACATCGGGCTACTCGACGACCACGGCGTGCCGCACCGCCACGACCGGGTGCGGATCATGCAGGCCGGATTCGACGAGTGGTTCGACGAGGTGGCGCCACGGCTGGATTGGACGAAGATCGAGAACTTCTGGACGAAGAAACCGTTTTCGTCTGACGGCATGCCGCCGCCGCTGGAGGTGCAGCGCGGGTTCCTGAAAGAGATCTTCGACAACATCGAGACGGACGGCTGGGTGAAGAGCGATGTCACGTGGGGGATGCAGAACGGAGCCGCCTTGCACAACCGGTATTCGGAGGCACGCACCCTGCACTTCCGCTCGGCCGACGACTGGATGGCCTACAACGACCGGTTCGGCAGCGCGGACCCCTACTCCGCGATGATCGGGCACATGCACAGGATGGCGCGGGACATCGCCATGATGCGCGTTCTGGGGCCGTCGCACAGTGCCGGGCTCGACAACATCGTCAACCACGCGATGAAGAAGGTTGCCGGGAACAAGGCGCTGGAGGACAAGCTGGCCGCCAACGCGAACACCGCGCGCGCGATGCTGGCCCACATTTCCGGCGCCGCGAACACGCCTCACAACGAGCTCTGGGCGCGGTTCTTCGGCGGCACCCGTCAAATCCTCTCCGCCGCGCACCTCGGGTCCGCGATGCTGGTCTCGGGGTCGGACAGCGTGGCGATGACGCTGGCGGCGAAATCGGTCGGGATGAACCCGGCGAACGTGGTCTCCCGGCACGTGTCCCTCATGGCCTCCAGCGTGAACCGCGAGGAAGCCGCGCGCATGGGGTTCGTGGCCGACACACTGGCCGACGCCGGTAACACGCTGCTGCGCTATCTCGGGGAGGCGCCAGTGGCAGATTGGGCGGAGCGAATGTCATCGTTCGTCATGCGCGCGCAGGGCCTGTCGTTCTGGACCGACATGGCGCGGGTCGCCTTCAACATGGAAACCGCGGGCATGTTCGCCGGGGCCAAGCGTCTTGATGACCTGGAGCCGCGGTTCGCCGCCCGGCTGCGGCAGCGCGGGATCACCGACGACGACTGGAGGCTGTTCGCCCGGGAGGATCTGCACTTCCGCACGAGGGACGGCATCCGCTTCGCCTCACCGAAGCACTGGCGCGAGGCGGCCCTGTCCGCCGGTATCGAGCCAGAGCGCGTGGAGCGGATCGTGCTGACGATCGACGGTCTGGTGCAGGAGATGACGGAGATCGCGGTGCCGTCGAACTCCTTCGAGATGCGGGCGCGGTTCATGGGCCAGAGCCAGCCCGGCTCCCTTCCGGGCGAACTGGCCCGCTCGCTGGTGGCCTACAAGAGCTACGCCATGACCTTCACGATCAACCAGTATCGGCAGACCATGGCGATTCCGACCGGGATGGGTAGGGCGCAGTATGTCGCCGCCGGCATGGCCGGGTTCACCGTCATGGGCGCCCTCGGCGTGCAGTTGAAGGAGATGGCGAAGGGGAACGAGCCCCGGCCGATGGACGACGCCTCGTTCTGGACCGCGGCGGCGCTGCAGGGCGGCGGTCTCGGCATCATCGGGGATCTGACCTCTGCCTCCAGCACGCGGCTGGGCGGCGGCCTGATGGGCTACTTCGCGGGACCGGTCATCGGCCTCGGCAACGACATCGGCGCGCTGACCTTCGGCAATATGGCGGCGGCGATCCGCGGCGACGAAGCGCACCTCGGCCGCGACCTGACATCATTCGCGAAGCGATACACCCCCGGCACGACGTTCTGGCCGACCCGCGCGGCCATGGACCGGCTGATCTGGGACCAGATGCAGATCCTCCTCGACCCGGAGGCCGATACCGCCATGCGGCGCGAGGTGAGGCGCCAACAGCGCGAGTATGGCAACGGCCAGTGGTGGCCTTCGGGTGAGATGACGCCCGGCTAGGTGCATTCTGGGAAGACGGAAGCGCCGCGCACATTCGCGGCATGGCTACCGTATCTTCCGCCCCCCGCGTCAACGAGATCACTCTTGCGAGTGACAGCGCCGGCCCGTTCGAGGTCGGCTTTCGGCTGTTCGAGGCGGACGCCCTCGAGATCTACGTCAACGAGGTGCGGCAGACCACCGGCTACACGATCACCGCCAGCTTCTCGGACGGCTACGACGACGACGCCACGCTGAGCTTTACGACCGCGCTGTCCAGCGGCGACGTCATCCTGATCCTCGGCAACATGGCACCGGCCCGGGGCGAGGATTACCTGCCCGGCGACGGCCTCCTCTCGAACAAGCTGAACATCGAACTGGCCCGGATGTGGGCCGCGCTGTCGGAGACGCGCTCGCTGGCGATGCGCTCGGCCCGGATCCTGTCCAGCGAGGACTTCGGCTACCTGCCCGCCACGCCGAACAACCTGATCGGCATCGGCGAGGACGGCGCACCGGCGCTCTATCCCGCCGTGACCGAGGTGCTGGAAGAAGCGATCTTCCTGTCCTTCTCGACGCGCGCGGCGGCCGAGTCCGTTGATGCCAACACCGCGACCCGGAAATACATCCTGGTCGAAGGCCTGATCTACGCCTACGAGGAAGGCGCGACCGACCTTGTGACCGGCGACGGGCGCACGTGGAAACTGGCGGATCGCCTGTTCTTCGCCACCTACGACGACCTGCTGGCCGACACCCGGAGCTGGTTCTGGGAAGGCTTGCCGCTCTACATCGGGACGCATGGCGTGGCCGTGGTTGCCGCGGATGACGCGACCGATCACGTCGGGACGACGGCGGGCGGCGTGAAGGTCTACACGATCGGGATCTCCGACACGGAATCGTCCGGGTTCTACCGCGGCGCCGGGTCGAAGGTGAACTTCCTCCGGTGGCGCGGCCGGGTCTTCGGGGCCGACAGCTACAGCTTCGCCGGGTATGCCTCCACGTCGGTCGACGCCCTGGGGGTGACGCGGAACTACCGCACGGGCTCCTTCCTGAACGCCTCGTCCGAGAACGCGCCGGCCGGGTATCCGACCGAGACGACCTCGGGCGCGACGACGCACCTCGACGAAGGGACGAACCTGTTCGCGGTGAACGGCGACGTGGTGGTCCTGGCCTCGAGCATCGACGCGACCACGGCCACGACGACGCTCCCCATCGTGGATGCGAGCGCTCTGCCGAACAGCGGCGTGATCCGCTGCGGGTCCGAGCTGATCTATTACACCGGCAAGAGCGGGAACACGCTGACCGGCGTGGTGCGCGGCTTCAACCCGGTCAACCAGACGCAGGGCACGGCGGTCGGGATCTACACGACGCTGGCGAGCGGCATCACCTCCGTCGCCACGACGATCCCGCTGGCCGACGCTTCGGTCTATCCGACCTCCGGCACGATCACGATCGGGTCGGAGACGATCACCTACACCGGCAAGAGCGGGAACGATCTCACCGGCGCCACGCGCGGCGCGGGCGGCACGACGGCGGCCGCCCATTCCTCCGGCGCTGAGGTCCGGGCGGACCCGGTTGCCGATGCGAACCTCGTGACGGCGCACGCGGGCGGGACGGCCTACACCACCGGCTCGCTCGCCAGCGCGATCGACAACAGCGTGACCACGATCCCGCTGGTGAACGCGAGCAGCTTCGCCTTCTCGGGCACCGTGCGGATCGGCTCCGAGCTGATCTCGTATACGGGGAAATCCGGCAACAACCTGACCGGTGCCACCCGAGGCGGCAGCGCGGTCAGCCACGGGGCGGGCGCGTCGGTCGTGCAGGGCGACCGGGCCTACCTCGTCTTTATCGGCACACGCCTCCGCGGCTACGAAGCGAACGCGCAGATGGTGTGGTCGACCGACCGCGGCGGGTTCGCGATCGTCGGCGCCGCGCAGACCACGAGCTCGCAGCCGGGCATCGGCGTCTCCGGCATCGTGCGGCTGGCGTTCTCCGGATCCACGAACGGCTGGGGCGGCTACTTCGAGGCGGTGCGCGGCGACAAGGTGGCGGGCGGCGGCCTGTGGGCGATCGAGGCGTCCGCGGTCAACTACCGGATCTCCCCGACGACGCAGAAGGTGAACCCCTACTCGGACGGGTATGCCGGGCACAACAAGGTGTTCATGGCGAACGCCGGGGCCGACGAGACCAACGTCTTCGACATCGACGTGTTCTACCACGCCCGCGGCCATTACTACCTTGACGAGAGCGATCCGGCCTACGACGGGAAGCCCAAGGGCGCCCGGGCTATGGCGCTGCTGGTCTCCCCGGACAAGGGCCTGCGGGAAACCTCCTCGGACGGCGGCACGTCGGCGGCCACGAAAAAGTCGTTCATGCTCGGGTCGATGCACGCGATCACGGGTTCGGATCCCACGGCGGACAGCAACAACCCCCGGATCGGTCAGGAGCTGTTCTACAACCACCTCACCGGCGCGTGGACCTCGAACCGGACGAACCCTCCCGGATCCACGCCGATGCTCTGGGATTACCGCGTCTCCGGCACGTCCCAGCTTGCCCTTGCAGCCCGCTCCGGCGGCGGCGTGTCGTGGAACACCGCAGGGGTCACGCTGTCTCTCGGGTCGCGGGCGGCGCTGGTCACCTACTGGGCCAGCCATAGCGGTAAGCACGCTGCAGGTGATCGCCTGAGCGATGGCGAACTCGGCTATTTCGTGATGCCAGCGGGTCATGTCGCGTATGGCTCCGATCCCATCTCGGCGCTACCGGGATTGGCCCCGGTTCCAGAATGGATCGACGCCCGGCACTTCGGTGACATCGGAAATGGGGTGATGGCGGATGACACTGCCGCGATCCAGGCAGCAATCGACTATGTGAACCTGACCAGCGGCGGAGTGGTCAACATCCCCTCTGGCACGTTCATCATCGACGGGGCCAAGGGTGATGCAGAGACTTACAATGCCAACCTCGGCGGCGGTCTGCGCCTTCTTTCCGGAGTTACCCTACGCGGGCGCGGGCCGTCTCTGACGTCCCTCCAGAACGGCGCTGATGAGTGGCGCTCGGTCATTGGTATCCGGGATCCGCGTGACTTCGGTATCGAAGATATGACCATTGACGGGCAGTGGCCGACCTACGATCCGCACCCGACCGACCCCAAGCGGGGCGAGTGCATCATCACATGGAACGACGCTGATCCGCTGGTGAACGGCAGCCTCAAGAGGCTGGTGCTGAAAAACTCGGCGCACTACCTGCTCGGCCTGCAGAACGTCAGCCAAGAAGGTCTGCAGGTCGAAAGCATCGTTGGGGAGAACGCGGGCGGCGACGGAATCGACATCAAGTCCTTCACCCAGATCCTGAGCACTGCCGTGACCGAGGATCGCATGACCTCGATCAAGCATATCTGGATCAAGTCGTTCATGCAGAACCCGGATCACGACGATCAGGCGGGCGTGGATATTCGCGGGACCGTCCACGCGGATCACATCTTCGTGGAACAGACGTGGGATCTGAAAACCGGCCAGACAGCGAAGACAGGTATCCGCATGAACGCGCCGGTGACCGCGAGTAGCCGCCTCGGTGCGGCGCGGTCGAAGCTGGGCTATCACGTGGTCACCTCCACCAAGCCCGCAGGGAACGGCAACACGACGGACGAGTTCATCACGGGCGTCGAGGTCAACGACAGCTACGTGAATCTCTCGCCCGGCGTGGTTGAGGATCAGTTCTACGGTTACCGATTTACTGCCAACCAAGACGGCGTTCCCGTTGGGGTGCAAGGCACAGGCCTCACTGCAATCCGCTGCAAAGGCACGTCGGGAGATGGTCGGGCCTTCGATTTCGGAGCAGATGCGGACCACTGCAATATTCAAGGTTTCGCGGATGACTGCGACTATGGCTGGGATAGCGGCGGCACCTATAACCACCTGTCCGGGTCGGCGCGCAACTGCCTTGTCGGCTTGAGTTACGATAGTGACACCGCGTTCCCGCACAGCCTCGTGTTCGAGGGCTGCACGACCGATGTTCAAGACAGGTCAGGCGGCTATGCCGAGACGGGAAACATCGTGCCCCGGATACAGGCCATCATCGGCCCTCGGCAGGTTTATCAGGACATCGTTTCCACGGCGGACGATAGCGGCTGGACGGGCGATGACGCCATCCTGGGCGGGGTTCGGTTCTATAAATACGACCAGACTGGCGGCAACATGGGTCTCTTTGGCGAGATGACCATGCGGGCGACCGGCTCCACGGGCGGAAACTTCGCCATGTGGTTCGCGGTGCAGGACGCCGCCGGAACTATGGTCGATGTGCTGGAGCTGCAGTACGGCAGAATCCGTGCCAAGGTTCCGGTGGAAAGCCCCGTCTACACAGTAGCAACCCTGCCGTCTGGCGTCTCTGCCGGTGCTACGGCATATGCCTCCAACGGTCGAAAGTCGGGCGAGGGTGCAGGCGCGGGGACGGGGGTTCCTGTCTACTGGGGTGGCGCGGCGTGGCTCACGTATTACGACAACACGACGGTCCAAGCATAAGAGTTGGGCGCGACCGTAGCGGCGTAACCAGCGCCGCCGCCCTTTCGGCCAGGATCGGGCGACGGCTACCACGGTGCATACGAGCACCCCCCTCCCCCACCTATCTTGCGGACCATCTGCGGTTTTCAGGGATGAGAGATGGGAGTGGACTGGTCAGAACTCCTCGGAGCCTTCGGGGGCGGTCCATCGGCGGCCATGATCGTCGTCCTCCTCGGCGCGGTGGTCGCCCTGTGGCGCCGGAACACCCAGCAGAGCGATGCCCGTCTGGCTGACCAGAAGGAGCACACTGCGCAGATCATCGAGACAACCCGACTGATCGACACCGCCGTCCGCGTGATGGAGGCCCGCAAATGAACTGGTTCTCCCGCACGAAGAAGGAGGAGCGCGCCAAGGAGCGCGAGGAGATCGACCGGGTGCATCAGGCCGCCGAGCGCACGCTGATAGAGCGTAGGAGCCGCCTCGAGGAACTGATCGAGCAAATGAAGGAAGAAAGGCAGGCCAAGACGTGATCGACTGGAACCTCATCACCTCCGTGCCTGCCGTGCTGGCCCTGGCGCTCGTGGCCCGAGGGTTCATCCCCTTCTCCTCGCGCGCCGGATCGGAGGAGCTGCGGCTGTTCTCCCTCGGGATGCTCTGGATGATCGCGACCTTCATGCTGCGCACGGCCTATTGGGGCGTCGTCCGGAGCACGGTGCTCGCGATCGACCCGGATCTCTGGCGCGGCTGGAGCGAGATCGTCGACGGCCCCGACCACGTGAACGCCCTTTTCAACATCGGGTTCATGGTCGGCGGCTTCTACATCCTGCGCGGCTTCTACGTGATGATCCCGGCGGAGGAGCGGCACAACTGGTCGGTCATCTCCGCCCCGTTCTACCCCGGCGGCTGGTGCGTGCGGCGCCTGACCCGCCTGCTCAGCCAGAAATGGAGACAGCGATGATCTACCAAGGCAAGGCGCAGTATCGCATCCGCGAAGTGATCCTCCACACCTCGGCCACGCCGGGCGACTGGTCGAAGGGGAAGACCGTCGAGCAGATGCGCGACGAGATCCGCGGCTGGCACAAGGCGCAAGGGTGGCGGGACATCGGCTACCACCGCGTCGTGGCGCCGGACGGGTCGATCGCCATCGGCCGCTCCATCCACGAGATCGGCGCCCATGTGCGGGAGCGGAACCGCGGCACCATCGGGATCTGCATGGTCCCGGTGCGGACCCACGCCGGGGTGAAGACCTTCGAGACCTACTTTACGCCGGAACAACGCAAGGCGGTGCGGAACTACCTCGCCGAGCTGCAGGACTATGCCGGCGGCGACATCGCCTGGGTGACCGGTCACAACGATTACACGAACCAGAAGGAATGCCCCGGCTTCAAGGTGCGGACGGAGGACTGGCTGTGATCGGCATGCTCGGCGACATCATCGTCATCGTGGCCTTCGTGATCGTCGCCGCCGCGCTCTGGAAGATCTGCTGCTCCTGGGAGGGCCTGTGACATGATCGCCTACCTCCTCGCCGGGGCCGGTGGGCTCGCGATCATCGCCGGTGGCTGGGCCTATGTCGAGCGGCAGCAGAACGAGGTGCTGCGCCACGAGATCGCGGCCGTCGAACTTCAACTCGGCGCGTGCGAGGCGCGGGCCGACAACATGACAGAGGACAAGAGGTCTGACGATGAAGTGGATCGCATCCCTGACGACGGCCTGCGCGATGCTCCTGACCGCTGGATGCGCCAAGCCCCCGGAGCCGGTGGCGTCTACTGAGGCGCTGTTCTGCGACGTGGAGGAGCCGCGGCGATTCTCTCAAGAGGAGCTGGACTGGCGGGCCGCCAACGCGCCGTGGAACCTGCGGCGGGACTACAAGACGAACCTGACATGGGAGCGTGAGTGCGATGCCGGAGATTGACGAAAGCGCCCGCACGTTTGTCGCGGGCCAGATGGGCTCGAACGACTGGCTCGTGATCTTCGCGATCTCGGAAGATGCCGGCGGCAAGGCCCGGGTGTCGGAGTTTCTGGCCGCGCACAGCATCGTCGTCGAGGAGAGCAGCCCGACCTTCAACGATGTGACCGCGGACAACGTGGCGGCCACCACAGGCACGGTCGGGGATCTGGAGGTCTCCACGTCCATCAAGGTCAGCGAGGACGGCTCCCTGATCGAGAGCGTCCTTCTGCGGGAGGTCTCCGTCGCTCCATCCGACATCACCGCCGGATCCAGCGAGACGGTCAATGTCACGGTCACCGGGGCCGCAACGACGATGTATCTGAGCGGGGCGGCGCTGACCGGCGCGCTTCCTGACGGCCTCACCATGCAGGCGTGGATCTCCGCGGCCGATCAGGTGAGCTTCAAGTTCCACAACAACTCCAGCGGAACGATCACCGGGGCGATCTACACCGCCCGCCTGACGCTCATGTCCGCCGGCACGCCGTAAGGAGGCATCCATGGACAAATTCACCACCACCACGACATTTCCGAATGGCGGTCCATTTCCGGCCACCGCGCACGACCGGACGGTCATCGTCGACGCCAACGGCGGCTCCATGGCGATCGAGGCCAACATGGGAGACGGCACGTGGATCGCCCTGCCGGATAGCCCCTACTCCGCCGACACCGTGTTCCGGCTCGAGGTGTCGGGCACACAGTTCCGGTTCACGCCTTCCGGCGGGGCAACGGTCGCGGTCAGCAACTGATGGTGACGCGCTCGATCGCCCGGCCGATCTACAGAGCCCTAGGCTCGCTGCCGGATGCGCTCTCCGCTGAGTTGGTGTCCCGAGCCGAAGCGATTATCGCGGCGGCTGATGCCTACTCCTACCCCGGCGATCTGGCATCCGCGCCCACGGTCAGTGTCGGCACCACCGGGGCAAACAGCACGTTGAACAGCGCCAGCGTGAACAGCCCGACCTACAGCATCGACAACGCCGCGCATGTCTGGCGCATGGGGCCGCTCGCGGCATACTCGGGCAACGAAGCGTTCGGCTGGACCGGCGCGTGGGTCACCAAGAGCGGCACCCGGTCGCCCGGTGGTGCAGGCATCGCCTACAGCTTTCAGGCCACGAACCTCACCGCTTTCGACATCATGATGACCGGCAATGCCGCCCGGGTCTTCCGCGTCCGGGTGAACGGCTCCTGGGCGCACGCTGACCAGACGGTGAACTTCTCGGGCCGGGCCTATGTGAAGGTGACCTTCGCCTCGCCCGTCTCCGGGACAATCGACATCTGCCTTGATGCCCTGACCCCGATCAAGGGCGTCAACATCGACGGCGGTGCGACGTGGGGCGGCCCAGCCAACCCGGTCTTGATGGCCTCGATCTTCGGGGACAGCTACACGCAGGGGAACAGCGGATGGACGATCCGGGGCACACCTGCGCAGCGGTTCGGGGAGAAGATGGGGATCCAGAACATCGTCCCGCACGGAGCCTCCGGGCAGGGCTATGCCACGCTGGTTGACGGCGAATACATCCACACGCGGATCGCGAAGGACGCTGGCTATATTCAGGATCAGCTCGGGCGAGACGATCCGCATTTCGTCGTGGCCTATGGCTCGGTGAACGACCGGGGCGGCGACACGGCTACAATCGCGGCCAACATCGCAACGGGCATCCAGTCGCTCCAATCTGCCTATCCCGACTCGTGGGTCATCTTCTTCGCCAGCTTCAACACGACGGCGGGAACGCCGTTCTCCTCGGCCGACATTGCCGCGTTCAAGGCGGAGGCGGACGGGGTGGCGGACGCCCGAACGCTGGTGATCGACACAACCGATTGGGAGGAGGTGTCGCAGACCGGGACGCTTCCGGGCGGCTACGGGAGTCACGACAGCCCTGATGGGGTCCACCCCGGCCCGAACGAAACTGAATATCTTACGGACCTGATGGTTAGCTCTGCGGTCGCGGCGCTGGAGGCTGCAATCGGCTGACCGTTCGCGGTCGTGCTGCGCTCCCATGGTCTATCTCTCCGAGGGGGAGGGGGTGTGCTCGTCCCAGAAGTCATCGTCTTCCGGGTAGAAGTAGCCTTCGCCGTAGCACGCGATACACTCTTCGTCATCCCATCCGCAGATGCAGTCTCCGGGCCAGCAATCGCAATGGGTATAGCCACGTCCGTTGCAGACTTTGCATTTGATGGGCTGGTCGCTGTCGTCCATCCCCTACTCCCCCTCTGCTTTGTCTTGGGCGAGGGCGCGGAGGGCGACGGGCTGAACTGCCCATCCGTGCTTTTCCAGCGCCTCTCTGGTGCCCTTGGTGCCCTGTGGGTAGGGGTGATTAGAGGCTCCGCTGTAGAGGGCGGCCTCCTCGCAGCGGATTGCTGCGTCCCACGCCTCAGCCTCGGTGTTGCGGACAGTGGACGCGACGGGGACGGGCTCGCCCCAATTCGGGTCGATCAGGGCAAACACCGACTCCCCCACATCAGGGGCGCTGACGTCCTTTCCCGACTTCACCATGTCGCCCCTCAGAAGGGTCCAGACCACCTTCCCGCTGGGGTGGAACTCAGCGCCGCCGCAACTGAGGCCCTTGGCGTCATACATTTGGAACTCCACGACGCCGCTCTCGTCCCTGTGGATTTCCACGCTGTCAGGGCATCCGGGACCATCCCCCACATCAGGGGCGCGGCGGAGGGCGTCTATGGCGTCGGCGGCTTCAAGGACGATGCGAGCGCCGTATGGCAGCTCCGGAGACGGCGGGTTATTCCACCGTGCATATGTATCCCGCAGCCGCTTCGGCAGATCATCGGTCATTGGCCTTCTCCTTTCTTGAGGGCGGCGCGGAGTTTCTGGTAAACCTTGGCTTCTGTGTGTGTTATAACCTGTTCACCCTCGGCCATTCTCAGCCAAAGCAGTTGCACCACTTCTTCTACAGCCTGCCGTAACTCCTCGATTGTCTGATGTTGTGCGGCTGAATCATTCATTGCCCTTTCTATGAAATCAGCCTTTAGATTTATGTTGTCCTCTGCTGCGGCCAATGCGGTGCGGGCGGCGTCGAGATCGGAGAGGAGGGCGGAGATCATTTCCTCCGCCTGCCGCGTAACCTCCGCGATGGCGGTCATGGGGATTGGCATGGATAGCGCCGTATTGCACTGGTGAACGAGGCGAGAACGTAGCGCCTCCACGCTCTCCCGTGTGGTGTCGGTCATGAGATGGGGTCCTTCTGCGCACATTCGGAACGAACTTCGTCGGCGATTTCGTTCTGTCCGTAGTCGCAATCCCCGCACTTCGCGCAGACATTGACCGGCACGGAGCAGCTACATTCCTCGCAGCACCCAGCATTTGCCCCGCCGTAGGATTGCCAATCGTGTCCATGCTCGCGACACGGCCCTGCGGCGATTTCTCTGCGGAGGCGCGCAGCCTCTGCTTCCACTCGTTCGAGTTCGGCTTGCAGATTCATTCCCCCGCCTCCTTCTCCACGCCCGCCGGGATGGAAGACAGAAAGCAATCCAGCCAGTCCCGTTCGTCTGCGAAGGCTTCGCTGCCCAGTGACGGAATGTGCGCCTCGACTTCATCGAAGCAGGACTGAAACTCGTCCAGTCGCCGCTTGATAGCTCGGAGGTAATATAGGTCGTTGTCGCTCGCCGCCTCCCGCAGCCCCGCGATCCGGCCCTCCTCCCGTGCCTGTGCCAGTGCGGCGTCAAGGGCGGATTGGGCGTCGTCGGGGGTGAGTGCGCGGATGACAAGTTGGGAATATTCGATCTGTTCGTCATACCGCGTCCACTCATCTTCATCTGGAGCAGCGCGAGGGTAGTCGTCGCAGGCATTCGCTGCCGCTTCATACGCTGCCGCCACGAGGGCGGAGGAGTGGTCGGCAGGGATCAAGTCGCCGGAGCGGTAGGCTTCGATCAGCGCCAGAACGAACTCTTGGTTAGCCCCGAACTCATCACCAATGCCAGAGAACTGAACGTTCAGGGCTACCCCGTCGATATTGACGTATGTGTTCGCCTCGACATACCCGTTTGTATGGCACAGCGGGCATTGGATTTCCTCGTCTTCCTCGTAGATTTCCGCCGAAGCCAAGTTCATCGGCGTTGCGGCATCGCTGAGGCGCTTCAGGCGGTCGCTGACCCGCTCCGGGGCTTTCGTCTCTGTCATCTTTCAATCCTGTCTTGCTGTGGTTGAAATGGGCCGATCCGACCTTCGGATCGTGATTTTCGTCTCAACCGGTCGTCGCAAGAGCCTGATTTTCCTGCCGAAAAATCCGCGCAATCCAGACTTTTAATCAGTGGGTCGCAGGTTCGAATCCTGCACGGCTCACCACTGTTTTCAAAGACTTGCGGGAAATTCGGTTGAGACATATCGAGGGACTTGCGACGGGGTTGAGACGAGTGGTCAGCTACCGCTTCTCAGCTTGACCACCTTCGAGACCGATTCACTGCGGCCGCGGGCATAGCCATCGGTCGTGGTGATGTTCTTGTGCTGGGCTGCATCGCGCAGCAGGTAGGGATCGGCGCCGAGAGACTTCGCCTCGGTGATCGCCCCGGCCCGAGCGTCCATCATCCACACGTTTTCCGGCAGGCCGAGGTCGCCTCGCAGCCGGGCCCAGGCTTGGCTCCAGCCATACTTGGTGTAGGGCATGCCGTCCCGCTCGCTGGTGATGACCGGGCCGACGCGGTTCCGGTTGGCTAGGATCCGCAAGCGCATCTGGATCTCGCGCGCGTAGGTGAGCTCGAACCGGATCGGATCGGGCATGCTCTTGTGGGTCTTCGAGATGACCTTCTCGAACGCGCCGAGGTCGTCGTCGAACATGTCCCACGTGAGCCCGTCCTGCCACCGCTCCCACGCGACGGGTAGGTGCTTCTGGCGCCGGTTCCGGGCGAGCTTGCGGGTGATGCCGCCGGCCGCCGGGTCACAGGCGAGCCACTGACCGCGCACGTCGACCGCGCGCAGGGCGAAGGTCCACTGGATCAGGATGCCGGTGGCGAAGGCGAACATGCCGCGGGCGTCTGCCTCGTCGACGATGGCGCGGACCTGCTCCCGGGTGGGGGCGACGGAACGCTTGGGCGGGCTCTGGAAGCGCATCTTGGACAGGACAGCGTTCACCTTCACGGCGGCCGGATCCTCGATCAGCACCCCATAGGAGGCGACGGCGCGCAGCCGGTTGAACATGCGGTGGATATAGGAGACGGAGCGCCCCTTCTCGAGCATGGTGTCTCGCCGGTCGCACAGGAACTCGTAGGTGGTGTTGCGGATCAGGATGTGGCCGATCGCGGTCTCCCAGCGGTCCAGGCACCAGTTGTAATTCTCGAGTGTGTTCGCCTTCACATCGCGGATTGGGGAGTGCTTGTCGTGTCGGTATCGGTGGATCAGCCAGCCCCACGTCCCCTGCTCCAGCTTGGGGCTGTCGGCGTGGTAGTAGGCCAGCATCTCCCGGGTCAGACGGCGGGCCTCCCTGGCGCGCTCCTCGTCCCGGCCGTCCCCCTTCTCCCCGGGCAGGCGGACGGAGGACACCGGGTAGCCCATCTTGCGGAACTTCGGTGTCGGCTTCCAGTAGCACCAGCGACCTGACCACCCAGCCCCGGGGGCGTAGAGCGGGTCGGACCCATCGAACAGAGCTTCGTCATAGCGCATCGTCGTTGACCTTCATTGTGGTTGTCGATTCTTCGACCTTACCCGGATCCCTGACGGTGCGCCTGCTTTCGACCCACGCGCGCACGTCGGCCTTGAGGTATTTCCCGAGGATGGGATCTGGCTTCGGGAACCCCTCGGCCTCAAGCGCGCGCCGCTTCCGCTGGAATTGCGACCGGCTCAAGTCGAGGTATTCGTGCAGCCACGACAGGTTTCCATAGGCGCTGTCGGTCATGGGCTTTTCCTCCCCCTGAGGGCGCGAGACACTGTGGCTTGCGAACACCGAAGCTCCTTCGCAATCTGCCACTGGAGTAGACCTGATGCGCGGAGTTGAAATGCTCTCTCGACATCCTCCTCCGTCAGCACGGATTTGTATCGCGGGATGCCATCTTCGGGAAACTCTAACGCCGTCTTGTGAAGACCCCGAACTGGTCGAACTATTAAGTGACCAGGGTCGACGCATCGCTCATTATCGCACGATAAATCAACGAAGTAGGTCTCAGGAATGGGAAAGTGGACAAGCTCCCATATGGATCGCCGGGCGTTGACAAATCGACGTTTTCTTTCGGTGCTATCCTCTAAATAAGGCAAACCCTGATTGAACGCTCCAATCCAGATAATATGACCACCATCATCCAATGTTTTCCGCTCAAATTTACGCAGGACAATTTCTCTTTTGGATGGGGTAGGCATCTCCGTCACTCCCTCTCCGGGCACCAATCGAGGTGCTGACCATGGATCTGCCGGCACTCTCCACACCGGCGGCGGAACGTGGGGATCAGCGGCCCGGTCATCCCGCCGATTGTGGCGATGTCGATGATCTCCAGCTCGTAGGCCGGGCGCTTCCGAACCGGCGTCCTGTCCTGCGCCGTAACCTCTCCCTGCACGATGCTGGAGCCGATCTGGATGCAGCGGATCATTTCGTAAACTCCGCGTCTGGAATGATGATGATGCCCATCTCGAGCATGGCGGCCCGGGTCTCTCGCCCCGCCTGCCGCAGCCGGAATTCCACCGCGCCGCCGTGCTCCAGAAGCCAGTGCCGCTCCTTCGGCGACGGCTGGTCCAGAAGCCGGTGGCATGTCGCGCAGCCGCAGACGGCTTCAAGGTCGCTGGTCTTCGTGCTGGCGCCTTTGTCCGGGCCGCTCGTGTGATCCATGCAGCAGGTCTCGTCTGGGGCGCAGGACAGGCCGACGAACGACGCGATCCGCAGCGTGCACGGCATGAAGTCGCCGGTCTGCTCGCGGTAGATCTTCGGGAGGTTGCGGATCCGGGTGGAACGAACCTTGGGCAACATGTGGGGCCGGTAGTTCATTTTCTACCTCGCATCAGGTGATCCCAGCCATCCTTCGACAACATGTAGTGGATCCGGTGGAGCGGCATTTTCAGCGCCTCGGCGAGCTGGTGTTCGGTCATGGCGGTGTTCTTCTCGAGGAACCGGGTCAGCCACGACGGGTTGTAGGCGCCGCTCGGGAGGAACTTCGGGATCTCGAGCCCGACCGAATCCTCCCAGCCGAAGGTCGCGGCTTCCGAGACGACGCTGGGGCTCACCCCAAGGGCTTCGGCCGCCGCAGCGTGGGACGGATACTCGACACCGCGGACGGTGACGGATTTCCGGTCCCAGGGCATCAGACCGGACCCCCTACCCCGCAATAGCCGCGGTCCTTCTTCTCGTCCGGGAAGGTGTAGGCGTTGGGATCCTGCTGGACCTTCTTCACCGCCTCCTTGTGCAGAACGGCGGCGTTCGAGGTGGGTCGATCCACTTTCAGAAGCGCGACCTCTCGCTGGACGGCCGACACGTAGCGCGGATCCCGGGCCGACATCGGCATCCACCGCCAGCACGCGCAGGCCGGGCCCCTGCATTTCCCCGTGTCGGCCTTGCCAAAGGTCTTCGCGAGCGGGCAGAGCATGGTGCCGGCGTCGGTGGCGAGAACGGAGGTCATGCTCGACCCCCGCCTTCCATCTCGGCCGTCTGGCGCTCGTAGGCGGAGACGAGGCGACCGAGGATTTCATAGCGCTCCTCGGCCACTGCGCTGACCTCCGACTCGTTCGTCATGTCGCGGTCTTTGAGGCCGTGGATGTGCTGCGCCAGATCAAAGGCAGCTTCGTTGTCAGCGCACTCGAGTGTCGAGAACAGGTCGATCAGAAGCGCACACGCTGCGCTCATCGGGTGCTGGCCGCTCAGCGTGATGTATGTGCTGATCGCAGCCGTCGTGATCTGGTTCAGTTGGTCATATCGGGGGTCGCCCGGACCGAACGTGCCCCGCCGAAGTTCTCCGGTCTTCATTCCACTTCCTCCTCGCTCATTTCGGCGTCGGCCTTGTTCCATCCGGCCCGCCAGTTCAGTTCGTTCTCGCTGCCCGCGTCATACGGACAGTCGGAAAACTCGGTCCCGTCCCGGCGCGCGGTCTCGCCCTCGGCGTATTCCATCGCGTTCGGGTCCGGCTCGGGGTGGCTGTCGATCGTCTCGGCGTCCTCGATGTCGCCGGCATCATCTTCCGGCTGAACGTCCTGCGGATCTTCACCCCGGCGCGCGGCAGCGGCCCGGGCGGCGAAGCCCATGCTCTCCGGCTCCTTCGGGGTGACATCGCGGATCGGCGCCGTGTCCTCGTCGGTCATCACCCGGCGGACGTCTTCGGAGCTCATGTCGAGGCGCTTGCAGAGACGGCGGATGACCGTCTTCTTCCACATCTCCTCGAGCCATTCGAGCCAGATTCCGAGCGGGGTATCCGAGGCGCGTGGCCGCTGCCCTCGCTCGTAGATCTTCTGGGAAGCGCCGGCGCGGCGCACCTTGTCGATGTCAGCCGCCGACATGAACTCGCGGACCTTCGACCCATCGGTGAGGGTTGCGATTGCGTAGGCGCCCACAGGCTCGCCACGCTCGCCGAACAAGATCGGGTTGTGCTCCAGCCGCTCGTCGTCGCCCACCACGTAGGTGAAGCGGCCCTCGTCGACCTCGCGCTGGTAGACGATGTGGGCACGGATGTCCTTCACCGTGCCGGAGCGGCGGACCATCTTGATGAGGCCGAAGACCATGGGCATCGCCTGGCACTTCTCGCCGTCCTTCGTGCGGAAGGGGACCAGCGCCGCCTCGCGCCCGTCAGGAACGAGGCCAGCGGCGGCCAGCGTGCGGATGCTCTTGAACACCGACTCCCGGTCGCAGTTGAGGATCTTCGGGTTGTCCTGCACCGCGACCACGGCGGCGTTGCGGAACGCCTCGGGCTTCACGTTGCTGGGCAGCGCCAGCTCCTTGCGTTCGATCAGGGTGCCGATGTCGCGCTTGAACGCGACGAGGGGGTTGTCGGTCACAGCACTGCCCTCCCCTTGCCGGAGATTTCGGCGAGTTGCTTGCGGACAGGCATGACCTCCCTATCCCGGCCGGGGCCGTAATAGGTCTGGAAAAGAAGGCCGTCCCCGACGTTCTTCGCGAGATCGTCGATCATCATGTTCATGCTGCAGATCGTGTCTTCTAGGCGCCTGATCCGCTGGAGCGCGGTGTCCATTGCGCCCTTGGCGCCGATCATCTTCTGGACGGCCTCCTTCTCGGCGGCGATACGGTCTTCTGCCTTGTCGTTCACGGTGCAACTCCTGCGGTCTGCATTTCGGAAAGGGCGGCTTCACGCCGCGCGTCGGACATCTGGTAGACGCCGGTGTCATCCCCCGGCCCCGGCCAGTGACCGGCGGCGTAGCATTCGGCAAAGCGGGTGAGGCTCTGGCGGTTGTAGAAGGCGCCGATGGACAGGGCCTCCGCGTCGATCTCGCGCAGGATGACCTCGTAGGGAGGCTCGTCTTCCTGGAAGGCCAGACCCACGGCGGACGGCGGGTTGCCGGTCTCGCGCTGCCATCCCTCGGCGGCGAAGGCCATCTGCATGTCGTAGCCGTGGCGCTCGATCAGTGCGTCACAGCGGGCGGGAATGAATGGGCCGCCCTGCATGTTGACCTTCTTGTAGTCGGTGATCGTGCTGTCCATCCGCACGTTGTCGGGCCGGGACAGGCACCAGATACCGGTGCGCTCGTCCTGCCACGCCATGGTGATTTCCGGCTCACCGCCGAAGCAGTAGGCGGCGGCCGGGTCATTCGCGAGCGCGCCGCCCATCGTCACCAGAAGTTCGTATTGCGCCTCGGTGATCTTCGCCCGGGGATCCTTGTCCACGTCCGACCAGAAGGCGATGGACCGGCGGGCCGACTGGCTCTCCCTGCCCTCTGCCAGCGCACGGAGCTGCTGTTTCGTGGGGCGCGCCGGGCGGTGATCCGGGAGCACCTGGAACTGTTGGTGCAGCATCTCAACCCCGCCCTCGACGATCGCGGCCATCGCGCGGCCGAGGATCTTCGCCTCGGTTTCCTTCTCCGGGTAGCGGTTCGGGTTCAGGTAGTGGGTCGCCCAGACCTTCGACGGCCCGTGCTCCAGCATGCGGCGCAGCACGCCGCTGGTGACGGAGACGGCGGTGATCGGGGGCATGGTGCCGTCAGCCTCGAAAGCCTCGCGCTCGTCGGGCGACATGCAGGGCTGCGCGTGGTGCCGGTCGATCGAGAGCCGGTAGAAGCCCGGCTCGGTGATCCAGTCGTCTTCGGCGAGGTCGTGGATCTGGATCATCAGACCAGCACCTTCACGTTCGGGATCTTCCCGGCGATCATGGCGTCCACGATTGCCGGCATGCTGCGCGGCTCGATCTTCGCCATGGCCTGAATGATGTCGGCGCGAATGCGGGCCCGGTTCTTCTCGTCAGCCAAGGCCTTCTCGCGCGCCTCGTCCGCCTTGCGCTGCTCCTCGGCGATCCGGGCGCGTTCCCGATCCGCGGCCTCCTCGGCCTCACGCTTGGCGGCGGCAAGCTCCTCCTGGTGCTTCCGCTCGGCTTCCTCCTTCTCCCGCTGGGCGGCGGCGGCGCGCGCCTTCTCCCGCTCCTCCTCGGCTTTTTTCCGGGTTTCCTCCTCGGCGGCGGCCCGGGCCAGGCGCGCTTCCTCGGCGGCGGCTTCCTCGGCCTTCCGGGCTTCTTCCGCCCGGCGGGCCTCCTCCTCGGCTTCACGCTTTGCCTTCTCGGCGCGCAGTTCGGCCAGCTCGCGCTCCTGCGCTTCCCGGCCCTCGGCCACGCTGAGGTCGGCGGTATACTTCTTCACGGCCTCCGCCTTCGCGGTCTCGGCGTCCATCGTGAATTCGGCGAACGCCTCCTCCGTGACAGCGGTCTCCTCGATGCGGTTCAGCAGGGCCTTGATCTCGGCCGCGCTGGACATGGCGGTGAGCTGGTCGGTGTCGAAGATGAGCATCTGCTGCTGGATCTTGCGGACGCGCTCGGTCTCCGCGGCCTCCCACGCCTTCACCGGCGCCTTCACCTCGTCGCGCAGGGCCTCGAGGGCTTCGACAGCCTCCTTCTTCACGGCGTTGACGGCGGCAGTCTTCTTGCGCCAGTCCTCGGTCAGCTCCTTGCCGGCCTTCTCGATCAGCACCTTCGAGGAGGAGACCTTGGACGACAGGCTGGTGGCGAACTTGCGGCCCTCGGCGGTGCTGGCGTCGATGTGGTGCGCCCGAACGTCCTTCTGGATGCGCGTGACGAGATCCATCAGCGCGCCGTCCTTCATGTAGAGGTCTGGCAGATCCTTCACGTCGGGCAGGACGATCAGGTCGGTTTCGGTGTCAGTGGTCATCAGATGAGGCCCTTCTCGCTTGCCATCCATTCCGGGACAGTCACGGTCTCGATGCCGCCGAACCCGGTGGGGTGAATTTCGATCTGCGACAGGGGAAGCCACACGGCCTCCTCCTTGTTGCCGGTGTGGACGAGGACCGCGCGATCGGTGCGAGCGGTGACCTCCACGTCGATGTCGATGACGGTGCTGCGGCTCATGCGCGGTGGTCTCCTGTGGTTGATGGGCCGGGACGCTCGGGCAACGCCCCGGCCCGCTCCCGCCTCGGGGCTGTGGATGTGGTGGCGGGAGATCTCGGTGTTGGGCCCCGGCCGGGTCTTGGGAGGAGGAGGTAAGCCTCCGGCCGGGGAGTAGCGCGGGAGTGCGCTACATGGCGGAGGCGACGGCGATCACGAGCGCGATCAGCGCCGCCAAGAAAAACCACGGGGTTGCGGACGAGGTGGGCGTCCGCCGCTCATACCGATCCGCAACCAGCACCAGCGCCTTCGCCCAGCGGACCTCCTCCTCGTTCGTCGACATCAGGCCAACGAGGTTGGCGGCGTCCACGATCTCCGTCTGGGAGTGGGCCCGGCAGTTGGCGATGACCTCGCGGGCGTCGGTGAGGGGCTGGGGAGTGGGTTCCGCGTCGAACATCACGCCGCCTCCCGTGCCGCGAAAAAGATCGCGAGAGCCGTCCACGCGATACCCATGGCGAGCGAGAACCAACCTGCGATCATGGCGCCGCCGTTTGCAGAGGTCAGGATTGCCGAGACCAGCCACGGTTGCGCGCAGGCGAGACAGACGAAAACCCGCATCACGCCGCCTCCCGTGCCATGGCCTCGACCTCGGCCGCATCGAGCGGGCCCGGACCCTGCCGCCCCGGGAAGTCCAGCGCGATCAGGTGGTCGAAGGTCTCGGGGGAGATCTCGGCGTAGGGCGTGAAGTCGACCTCCACAGTCCGCCCAGTGTCCGAGTTGACCGCGACGTGGATCAGCTTGCGGCACATCCGGCGGCCGGTGGCGTCGTCGTATTCGTAATCGTCGGCCCGCAGGTAGACCCAATCGCCCCGGCGGAACACTTCGTCCGCCAAATCGGCCCTGTGTCGTTCAGTGTGTGCCATGATGACCCTCGGTGATGCGATCTGTTTCCGAGGACCGTAGTAGTCAAATTGAATACCGTCAACAAAAAAGTATTCAGACCGAATACCCCTGCGCTATGATCGCTTCACGTCACGATGGACGGAGGGGGGTCGTAGCCATGTCAGAAGCGACAAAGCTGGCAATCATTCTTCGCGCAATTCAACGGGGTATCCCACCGGAGCGCGCCTATCGGTTGGTGATTCTGCCTGCGGAGAGGATCAGCGCCGGAAAAGTTCCGGAAGCCGCGTCTCCTGCCCGACCAGAAGGTATTCCATAGGAACACCGTAGACGATGAACAAGCGGTATAGTTGATCGACCGTCAGCATCCGCTCGCCCTTCTCGACCTGAGAGTAGTTGCTCTTGGTAACTCCCAGCGACTCGCCGAAGTCTTTCTTGGACATACCAAGTTTCTCGCGGATGTAGATGAGCCGCCGGGTGAAAGCCTCCCGGTCGACGATGTCGTTGGAGCGAGGTGGTGTGGTGCCCGTGGTCATGCGGGGAGCATGCAATTCAACCGCTGTTTGCATAGGTATCAAATCAAATCCGTTGACAAGTATTCGTATTGAATACTAAAGCGGTGGGATGCAGAACGTATCCGACATCGTGAGCGCCTTTGGGGGTCCGACAGCGTTCGGCAAGCTCCTCGGCGCCCCCTACCGCACCGTGAAGACGTGGGAGAGGCGGAATTACCTGCCCGCGGACCGCGATGTGGACCTCGTGGAGCAAGCAAAGGCGCTTGGGATCGACCTGTCTTTCGAGACACTTGCGCGTATCCGTCATGCTGCGAAATAATCTTACCGAACACAAATATGTGTTCAGGCTGAATACGTTTCAAGTCCGAGATTGTGTCAGGTCACTCCTGCACGCAGGTCACCCCGGCGCCGTTGTCGAAGCATCGCGTCACGGGCTTGCCAGCAGCCTTCGCCATCTCAGCGTGGTAGGCGGCAACGCAGGCGCGCGTCTCTGCCTGCATCATCTCGGTCGCGTAGATCTTGCAGCCCTCTGGCGTTCTGGCGGCCTCGCAGGCGGTCAGCACCAGCATCGGGATCATCCATTTCCACATGTCTCTGTCCTCCTGACAGAGAGGAAAGCACGCCGCGCGCGGTGTGTCACCAGTTACCACCCCCGGAGTGACGACAGCCGCTCGCTGAGGCTGCGACGACCGCATCGGGCCGGGGTGTGGGGCGCTGTCAACCCGATGCGGTCATCAGGCGCCAGCCGGGGAGCGAGATCCCCGGCACCGGATTTGAGGTAGCACCATGGGTAACGCTTCCAGGTTCCTATCTCGCCATTTCGAGAAGATCCGCTTCACTGGCTCGGGCTGCTGGGAGTGGACTGCCGCAACATCCGGCAAGATGAGCTACGCGAGTGCGTGGTCTCCAGAACTCAAGAAAATGGTCCGAGCGCACCGCCTCAGCTTCGAGGACACGTTCGGAAAGATACCGGATGGGAAGTTCGCTTGCCACCGCTGCGACAACCCTCTGTGCGTCAACCCTCACCACATTTTTCTCGGCACCCAGAAGGAGAACATCCGAGACATGTGGATGAAGGGAAGAGCCCGCCGTCAGCGCGACGGCACCTGCAAGTCCCTGTAACAGAAGGAGCCAGCATATGGCGAAAGACGAAGGAACCGGCGAGCTTACCGTCTCGCACGACGAGCTGATCGACCAGATCCACGCTCGCTCGAAGGAGGAATACGCCCGGCAGAGCGATGCCGGCGAGAGTGGCGCCAAGGTCAACGAATTCCTCGAGAAGACCGGCATGAACGGGCAGGCCTTCGGCTGGCTCAAGTCGATCATGAAGAAGCTGCCGAAGAAGGACGGCTCGGTGAAGGCGCTGGACATCATCCGGTCGCTCGAGATCGGCCTGCCGATGGTGAAGAACCACATTCAGGGCCAGCAGCCCGACCTCGGCTTGGGCGATCCGGCGGATTACGAGGATCCGGATCAGGAGCCCGATGATGGTGACGATGATGACGAGGGCATCGGCGCCGAGTTCCCGGACGGCGAGGAGATGGAGCCCGCCGACGAGGACAGCATCGACGAGGACGCGGAGGATTTCGAGGCCGCGCTGGCCGACCTCGAAGACGAGGACGACGAGTCGAACGTCACGCCGTTGAAGAAGGCCGGCAAGTGATGGGGTTCGCGAAGCGTCTCAGAAAGTCCCTGCGCGCGGCGGCGGCCAGAGAAAGCGGTCGTTACCCGGACGGAGCCTTGGACCCGCTCACCTTCCAGCGTCGGCGCGGCTCCGTGATCGGGGCTGGAATGCAGCGCGAGGCGGAGCGGATCGAGCGGATCCGGAAGGCCAACCGCAAGATCAAGTCGGCGCAGGAACGCACGAGGCAACAGATGCGCGCCCTCGATCGCGCCGCGCTGAAACGTCGCCGTGCTGCCTTCAAGCGCCAGATGATGGACAAGCGCCTACCCGGCGGCGCGGCGGTGATCCGGTGACCCGGGTTATGGCTTTCGATGTGGCGACCCAGACCGGTGTCGCTTTCGGTGTCGCGGGGAAGGTTCCCCGCGCCACCACGTATGTCTTCGGCAAGTCGATGGGGGATCACCCCGTTCGGTTTGCCAAAGCCATGCGCGCCGTCTCGACGCTGATGGAGCGGTATGAGCCGGACCACGTGTTCTTCGAGGCCCCTATCGGCGGCGAGAAAGCTAACGCCTTCCTGATCGGGCTGACGGCCTGCATCACCGGCACGGTGGCGTCATACGGCGTCCCCGTGGAGCGTGCGCCGGTCCAGTCGGTCAGGAAGCACTTCCTCGGCAAGCACCTCGTCAAGAAGGACTTCCCGGGCATGTCCGAGGCGCAGGCCCGCGGCGCGATCAAGCAGCGCGTCGTGGGGCGCTGCACGGCGCTCGGGTGGACGCCGAAGAACGATGACGAATCGGACGCCATGGCGATCTGGGACTACGGGTGCGGCCGCCTGCGGGTGGCGAACGCGATGCCGGAGGGCCTGTTCTGATGGTCAGCCCCTACCTCCTCCCCGACGGCAACGTGCAGATCGCGTTCAGCGGCGGGCGCACCAGCGCCTACCTGCTTCACCAGATCCTCGAGGCGAACGGCGGGATCCCCGAGGATCGCTGCGTCGTCTCCTTCCAGAACACCGGGCGCGAGATGCCGGAGACGCTAGATTTCGTTGCCGAGGTCGGGCGGCGCTGGGGCGTGTCGATCACCTGGCTGGAATACCTGCCGACCGCGCCCGGCTTCATCGAGACCGGCTATCAGGGCGCCAGCCGGAACGGTGAGCCCTTCGAGGCGCTGATCCGAAAGCGGAAGTTCCTGCCCAACGTGATGTCGCGGTTTTGCACGACCGAACTCAAGGTCCGCACCGCCAAGAGATACCTCATGTCGCTCGGATGGGAGCGCTGGACGAACATCACGGGGATCCGGGCCGACGAGGCGGCGCGGGTGCAGCGCGGCATCAACGGGGCGAAGAAGGAGCGCTACGAGGTCGCCTTCCCGCTCTACCACGCCGGGGTCACGAAACACGACATCGCAGCCTTCTGGCGCGCGCAGGACTTCGACCTGAATCTGCCGAACGTGAAGGGCAACTGCTGGCTCGGGAACTGCGACGGCTGTTTCCTCAAGAGCGAGGCGAACGTCGCCGCCTTCACCCGCGAATACCCGGAGCGGGCCGCGTGGTGGGAGGAGATGGAGGAGCTGGCGGGAGACCTGACCAGCGGCACCGCGGCGCATTGGTCCAAGCGATACACGCGCCGGGAGATGCGCGAATTCATGGCCGCGCAGGG